TAAACCGTCAATCGCTCAACTCCTTGACCGTAAAGGCGTTGTGAAATCAATGCCGGTCAAGGAGGAAGAAAAAGAAGGCGAAGATACGGCCAACGAGGAATCAGTAGAAACAAATACCTCCCCCGGCAAAACACTTAAATAACTGATCGTAAAATAAGCAAATAAGAAGTATAAAAATGTTGGGACTAGCTGGAAGAATTGGGGCTGCATTGCAAGGTGTTAAAAACGCCCCTGTTATCCAGCAACGTCTCGCTGGTGGCGGCAAAGAATTATTAGGACATTCTGCGCTCGGCGGTTTGTGGTCAGGTGCATCCACTGCAATGTTTACAGGCAATCCGGTTGCAGGACTTGCGGTTGGCGCAGCTGATGCCCTGTTAAGTGCGGGTGCTGCCAAACAACTTGGCAAAATCAATCCCAAGCTTGCGGGTAAATACTACACCGTTACTCCACCGGGTAGCAAGGTTAGCCATCAAGAATATCGACCAAGTGGTCCTCAGTCCGCATTAATGATTGGTACATCGATTGCGGCACCAATGCTTGTGGAACCTATTTTTGCTTCCAGTCAAATTGCAGGTTTATCTCAACAGGAACTTCAGCAGCTATCTGCAGAACCAGTTGTAATGGATCAAACGGCAACCGCTGAACAACAATTAATGCAGCGCCAAGCAATGAATCCTGGAAGCCAAGAAGCATTATCACCTGGGACGATGTTCCAAATGCAAGGCGTCGAATCGAGCCTTTTTCGTGGCGCCATTGATCCATATGCACTGACCAGGGGGGCAATGTGATGAAGAAAGAAAATCTTGTACAACAACTTGGAAACATTTGGGAAGACATTAAACTTGGTGCACGCAAAGCCGATGTAATTCAAGCTGGCCAAAAAGGTGTGTACACAAAAAGTGCCCCAGGTACCAGCGCAGGAGGTGCAAATGCTGCATATAAACCCGGTGCATCTGCTGTTGGATCGGGACTTGGTTACGGCCAAAGTATTCTTGATCCACGTTTTAAACAATCGCTAGCAGCAGAGGGTGTGACCCTCCGTGGCACACCAGCGCAGTTTTTGGGTGCTTATACGTCACGCCTCGTTGTGGACGCCGCTAACGACGGTACACGTACCTACTGGTGGCGTTACAACCACCCGCTTGCCGTATCGCAGGCAGGCGTTGGTTTAGGCATTAATGAAAAGGTAATTCCCTCCCCCACAATTCGTGCTGCTACAGCACTTGCAATTGCCGCTCCAGCAATTTCAGCTGCTGGTACTTTTGACATTACTAATCCAGAAGAGCAGTTCCGACCCGAGGGGTACGCTCAAGCTTATTCACCAAAAGGTGCAGAGGATAGGCGTCAAACCGGACAACCTGTTCAAGAAATGTTTGAACGTTTCTTTTTAGGGCGTACTGGTGATCCGTTAAAATATGAAACAGCAAAACAAGATATTCCAAGTCTTACTCCCCAGCGTTACGGTAACTACATGAATTACTTGTACAACGATAAGGGTTTGCTTGGTCTTGGTATTATCAAGGGAACCACAGAAAATTTACAAGGCAATCCCGAAGTTCGCATGCTTGGATTCCCAGTTACCTTACCAATGGTTGGCGGCTTTACTGCAGGTACTCTTGCTGCACGGCAGGCGGCTATTGCTTTGAATCGACCAGGTACTTCACCGGTTAAGAAATTATTGGGAACCATTGCCGCAGCAGCAGGTGGTTCAGTGGCTGGCGTTGCAGCAGGCAATCTTACCAATGCCGCAATTGCCGCAGGCAATCGACCACAACTGCCTACAACTTCTGAGTATTCTTCTTACACTGCTCAGTAAAATAGCAGTGATAGAATTTAGCAATAACAAATATTTCAATAATGGCAAACGTTACAGGAAGCGGCGGTGCTTCTATGGATCCAGGGGACCTGCAACGTCGGATGCAACAGGACCCTGGCTTTTTTCAACAAGTCATGAATTACCTTGGCGGGGGCGGTGCTTCCCAGCCGGGTGTTCAAGTTACTGGTGGTGGGGCAAGCAGCACTCGTCAAGGGTTTCCTATTACGGGCGGCGGTGGTGGCGGTGCGCAAGTTACCGGATCTACTTTTGGAACTGCCGGAGCAAATGCTGCTCCCGGAACGGGAGGAGCCTCTTCTATTCCTCAGATGGGTGCTAATGCTGCTCCTGGTGGCGGTGGCGGCGGTGGTGGCCGCCCTCCGGTCACGGGTACTGGTGCACCAGCGCCAGCCCCTGGTGGCGGCTCCGGCCCCCTTCTTAGTGGTCTTGGTTCCAGGGCACAACAGGCCGTTGCCGCCCAAGGGGGTGTGCGCGGGATTGCCTCCAAAGGCTTAGGTCTTGCTGGTAAATACGGCCCCTTGATTGGTGGTGGCCTTGCTCTTGCACAAGGTGATGTACTTGGTGCGGCCGGTACTGTTGCTGGTGGTTTACTTGGTGGTGCTGTTGGCGGACCCGTTGGTTCTATCATTGGTGCCACAATTGGTGGCGGCGCCACTAAAGCTCTTGCCGGTGGTGCTGCCAAAGCTGTTGAAGCAGTAACTGGCGCAAAACGTGAAGCAGGACAATCTGGTGTTTTTGGCGGCAGTATCCCAGGTCTTACCGCAGGTGATCTTCAAGCTTCTGAAGCACTTCGTAGTGGCAACGTCAAAACTGCCCAAGAAATGCTTCCGCTTTATCAACAGTATCGCGGCATTGATATGCAGAACCAGATGCAGCTTAACCAACAACTTGGTCAACTCACTGGCGCATTAAATCGTCAAATGTACGCTGCACAACTTGCAGGCGGTTCGCAGCAGCAGGCCGGTCAAACAGTGCGCGATATTCTTGCCTCTTCTAATCCTTATGCTGCTTCCGTCTTTAGGGCTGGTTGATCATGACCCAATCACCTTTTGATCTGACAAAATTTAGAAGTGACACTGAGCAGCTTAAGGGCCTTAGCCCTGAAGATCGTGCATTTGCTTTAAACCAAATGTATCAAAAGTCTGATCCTTTTAGTGACCTCCTGGCAGCGGCTTTAAAAAATAACACGATTGAAAGAACTCGCGAGCTTGTAAATATACAAAAGGAACTTGACAAAGATCGCATGAGGGAAGCTGGTAAATACAAAGCCCTGTTTGATTTACCAAATACGCTGATCAACGCATACTCTGTTCCTTCCAGGATTCAAGCCCAAGGTGCAGCTGATATTGCACAGCTTATGTCCCAAGGTACTCAAAACATTCCTCAGTTGACAAACTATCAACGCGGTTCGTTTAACTTCAGCCCGAATCGTTATTTCTAATGTGAATGACAGTAGACTGTAGAAATGAAATTTCCCAACTATTTTTCCCCCTTTAGCAACACAAACTTTGATTTGTTTACCCCAGTTGCTTTTGGTGAAAATACAGGGAATTTAAGCAAAGGAGTAAGTAAAAGAGGAAAAATGGCTTTTGATCCGCTTACATTAGGTTTGGCTGGCGGAAGCGCACTTGCTTCTCTATTTGGCGCAAATAGAGCAGCTGATACGCAAGCAAGTATTGCCAATGCACAGATGGCGGCTGCGGCCGACCAACTTAAATGGCAAACAATGCTTGGCCGCGAACAAGCATATGGTCAAGCCGGCCAAGAAATGGCAGGCCGCACTGCACAAGGCACCTGGATGCCAGACCTGGAACTTGGCAGGCAGATGTTTGCGAAGAAGTTTGAACTCGGCCCACTTGCTGAAATGGAATCAGCCACTTTTTCTGATCGTGCTCGACGTGGTGTTGCCCTTGGAAGTTCCCTTGAATCACGTGAGCAAAACCAAAGAGCAAATAGAGAAGCCCTAAAAGCTTCTTTGGCTGAAAAAGAAGCCGCTATGGCTGGTATGTTTGGTCGCATTGCTCCACGCGATGTGGGCACAATGTTTGTTTGAGGATTAAATCATGGGTGGCGGCGGCACTAGGGTTGAATACAAATCCCCTGAAATTCCAAGGGACAATACTTTTGCTGAGTATTTAAAGTACCAGCAAGAAAGAGAGGCGCGTGCAGAGCAGCGTGCTGATACGGAAAAAACAGAACAAAAAGCAGCCGCCGAGGCACGTAAATCATCCGGTGCAGCTGCATACTCCGGAATGCGTTCCGGAATTGAATCTCAACTTCGTCAGGGTTTAATTTCGTACAACGATGCAGCGTCACAATTGCGTGATTACTCATCCAAATATGATCTTTCTCCACCGGAGCAAGACGTTGCTGGATTGACGGATATCTATACGAAAGAACTCCTCCCCGGTAGGCGCGCCACAGGTATTACATCTGCGTATAAAGAAGTATTGGGTCGAGAGGCTAAAGAAGAAGAAAAAACAGAAGCACTGGAACGATTTAACCAGGGCTACTACAGTACCGTTCAAGATCTTCGCGATTCTCTTGCAAAGAGTACTGAGTATCAAGATAAATTTAACAATAGCTATCTTGATAACTACTACGACACAACGTTTGGTAAGCAGGCGACTGACGCTACTGGCAAGAAAACAGGACAACGTACTTTCAAATTTGACAAGAATCTTCTCCCCACCTACGCAGACGCAACCAAAGCAAGGGCTGGGGTCCAGCTGCCGAACTTTGCCGATACCTTTACGGGAACTCCCAGTGAAATTGAAGAAAACCTGCAAAACGTACGTGACACCCGCAAGTATCTTTACAGCGCCGGGTTGACCAACCTCCAAGGGGAGATCGACAAAGAAACCCAGAAGTTGAAAAATGAAGGCTCCAAGGAAGTTGCCAAGATTAATTCCTTTGGCAGTGTGGCGTCAAACCTTGTTTCTGGTTTCTGGAGCTAATCCATTTCCAGTTGAATTACCCTTGTTATAATCGTTTTAGTCCGCAAGATATTTAGATGTCTGCTACACCCGATAATCAGCCCACGGGCGATGACTACTTTGATATCAATAAATTTGAACAGCTGCTTCAGCGACTCGAAGGTTCCAAGGGTCGTCAACAGCGTCAAAAATCCCTTGAAGGCCGTCGTGACATCTACGCTCAAGGCTTGGCATCGATGATGTCCAACTTCTGATTAGGTACTGAAAAATGTCTGCTACTCCCACTGGTCAACCTACAACTGACGACTATTTCGATATCAATAAATTTGAGCAGCTTCTTCAGCGGCTTGAAGGTTCCAAAGGTCGTCAGCAACGCCAGAAATCTCTTGAGGGTCGCCGTGACATCTATTCTCAAGGCCTGGCATCGATGATGTCCAACTTCTGATTTTTCTTGTAAACTATCTAAGCCATGACAAGCAGTGTGCCCGCTGGTCAAACAGACGTTGACGACTGGTTTGATCTAGACAAGTACCGCCAGGCTGCTGGTGTGGCTTACGAATTTTCCAAGAAAAAAATGGAGACTGCTGGTGAACAAGAACGTGAAACCATCGGTAAGGGCGCAGAAGAACAACGTAGCTCTGCCGAACAAGGCCAGCAGTTCAAGCAACGCGACGAAGAGCGGGATTACGGGCAGGCCCAACGAGCTTATCGATATTGAGTTATTTGATTCATGGGTTGACAACCTCGATGCGTCAACCCAGGAAACATTTTGCTCTTTCGCCAGCAACAACTATTCCGTAGTCGAAGTCTACTTGTATGCCCGGTTCCTGCGGTATACCGGTAGCATTACTGCGTGTGAGCTTTGGGTGCAAAACAATTACCCTAAGGCCGATCATCGTCAAAAACTTCTGTATGAAATTGACGAGATGCAGGAGGATGTTCGCAAGCTCCGCGAAGATGTTGAGAACGGCAATGTTAAACGTGATGCAGGTGTTGCCCGCATTGCGTCAATGCAAAAAGAAATCCGTGGTCATATCGAACAAATTGACCGATTCACTGGCATGAAGGATCGCAAGGGCCTGTTAATGGCTGGTGCCGATCGTGCTATTCGTGAACTTCTATCCGTCTTCAAGGATGATCCCATTGAGATCCCCCTGGAAGAAGCAACAATGAGTGTGTGGGCAAAAATGCAACTTGACGAATAACTGCCTTAAAATATTGAGGTGCAATACAACATTGTTAACAGATAACTGATTTAAATGGCTGGTAAAGTTCCTCCGCAGTTTCTTGCGCACCTTAAGAAAAAAGATGCGAAGAAAGAAGACGGCACTGAGATGTCGGACAAGGAAAAGCGTAAGGCCGCTTTAGAAAAAGCACGTAAGTATCAAAAGCAAAAAGCCAAAAAACAAGAAGACAAAAAGTAAGGTAGTATTCAGTAATACTCTGAATTACTGCTGTGCCAAGCTATACGCATCTTGCTTACCGCCGCAATGCTCAAGCCGCCGCACGCAGACAGCAAATACGCAAGCCACGTAACGCAGAAGCACTGAAGAAAGCCCAGGAAGATTTTGGCTTCTTCTGTGAATACGTAGCGGATAAACCACCGGCTGCTCATCACCTCAACTGGCATCGACACTTTGTCACAGAGGAGGACAGCAGTTGCCTCATTAAGATCGCTGGTCCCAATGTGGATCTCCTGGCACCCAGGGGTTCCGCCAAATCCACAGTGTTGGGTCTGCTTACGGCATGGGCCATTGGCATCCATACCCACGCAGGGTTGCCACTGCAGATTCTTTATCTGTCCTACACCGTTGACATCGCTCGTTCCAAATCTTCCACCATCAAACGCATCATTGAAAGCAAGCGATACCAAGAGGTTTTCCCTAAAGTTCGCCTTCTAAAGAACGCCACCAGTAATGAGTACTGGTCAATTGATCACAAGTTTGCTGGTATTGACGTAACAGGTGATGAACAGTTCACGCTTTGCGCAGCAGGCCTCAAGGGTTCGGTGACTTCCAAGCGTTCGCACTTGGTCATGATTGATGACGCCATCAAGTCAGCCGCAGATATTGCCAACCCTGACATCAGGAAACAGATGCAGGACAACTGGAATGCTGTGATTGCACCCACCATGTTTGAAGGTGCACGAGCCATCTGCCTTGGTACTCGCTTCAGACACGATGACATTCACTCCACAACATTCAACGAACAAAACAACTGGCAACAGATTATCCTTTCGGCAATTCAAAACAATCCCATCACTGGGGAAGAGGAATCGTATTGGCCAGACATGTGGTCATTGGATTACCTGAAGGAGAAAAAACGGCAGGCACCAATTGCCTTTTCGTTCCAGTACATGAATCAAGTCATCCGGCAGAACGAACTTTCGTTGGCTCCGGAGTTGATTGTAAAAGCGGAAATTGCAACGGAGTTTGACGCCCTTGGGGTTGGGGTTGACCTCTCCGCTGGCACTAAAGAGAAAAACGATTACACGGTTATGATTCTTGGTGGTCGCATTGGCGACCGCATTCATATCATTGATTACCGACGTATTCGCGTCATGGGTAACCTTGAAAAACTTGATGCCCTTAAGGAGTTGTTGAATGATTGGTCAGTGATTGCCAAAGACGAACAAAGCGGTTTGTATTACCCCAGCTATTCAACGTGCGACATTTGGAGTGAGGCCGTACAGTACCAGGCGTCCCTGGAGGCAGACTTCAAGCGTGTTTGCTTGAACAATGAAGGCCTCTACAATTTAATTTGGCATCCCGTTAAAGGTTTCAGGGCAGATAAGTTGGCCCGCTTCCGTGGCATTATGGGCATGTTTGAGGACCGCAAGATCATCTTCAACCGTTTTCGTAATTTCACCAACATGTTTGAAGAGCTTACCAACTTTGGCGTAAGTAGTCACGACGATTGTGTCGACGCTCTCGTCTGGCTCGTTACCGGATTAGCAAGGAAGGGACAGTTACACCTCGATTACTGACTCTTAGAATATTAAAAAACCTTGGATTCGTGGGACCAGAGTATTTAGCTATTGCTCTTACGGCAGTGATTTCAGCTGCGACAGGTGGCTCCTGGGTAATGAGTAAGCTTATGAGTCGCCTGAGCGAAAGAATTAATTCACAAAACCGAAGGGTGGACCTCTTGGAAGATCAAGTCAACCGCATGCCACTGGACTACGTGCTCAAGGTGGACTTCTTAAGGGAAATTCAAGAAATGCACAACAATTTTCGCGAGATCAATAATAAGCTTGATAAACTGATGGAAAAGCTTTTGACCAAATGAGTTACATTCTTGAAGTACAAGAGGACGAAAACGGAGATCAATATATTGTTTTGCCTGATGAAGTAATCGAAGAGTTGGGTTGGCAAGAAGGCGATGTCTTGAATTGGGATGTACGCGGCGAAGGTATCGTAATTTCCAAAGTAAACGACGCTTCTGGTTACGAAGTTTTAGAGGACTAGAATAAGGGAAAACCAGATAGTCACATGTATTACGGCGGAGAATCTAACGTCCCTGGGGCCCCCGGTAATTTACTTGCTGGTAACCCAAGTTTTGATATTAGGCGTACACCAGGTGCGTTGGGTGGTAGGTCGGGTGAACAGCTGCGTCGTTTATATGAAGGTGGCACACAACAAAATCAACAACTCAACGATGAACTAATGAGGCGCGGAATTATGCCCGGTGGTGGTCCGCAACTTCCTATGGCGTTTGGTTCCAGTAATTTACCTGGCGCTATTGGCAATATTCAGGGAATGGCTGATGCTTATCAACTTGGTCAAGCAGTTCCACAACAGCCAATGCAGCAGCCTTACGGCGGCTCCCCAAATAGTCAGTTAACACCAGAAGAAAAAGCTAGACTTCTTCAGCGAGGCGCTCCACCGCCAACAGACTTTCGCGAGAAGTACTTCCCGAAAGCCGAATTACCAACTGGGTTCCAATCCAAATTTGTTTCGTGAGGAAACGCTATGAAAACTAAAAAACTTGTAAAGCAAGCGCTGCGTCATCCAGAGCTTTATTCCTCTGCCGAACTGGTGTATTTTGGCAAATGGTTGCACTTTAAGAAGCAAGCAAAAGCTGCTAAGATTGAGTCAAAGAAAAAGGAAAATAGTTAATGGCCGTCGACGCTAAGTCTAGACTCAAGGAAATTATTGACTCGTATCTTGAAAAAGACGGCGGGTCAATGATCGACACTGGCGTCGTAGCTTCACACTTGGCGCAGATGAAATTATTTGGCATCCGCCAGGGTGTTGAGTTTTTTCCTGCGCAAGATAACTTTGGTAATCAGCGCAAAGACTTTATTGACCGTGTAATCAAATACAACTCTCTTGACATCCGCTTCGATTCGATCTGGGATTATTCACTTTGTGATGGACAAGGTCTTTTTTACATCCGTCCAACTCAGAACAACTATCGTCTTTACTACTTTCGCAAGCACGAATATCGTAGCTATTACAACATTGATGGCGAGCTTGATGAAGTTGTAATCATCTACAGCTACAAGGTCAAGAACGGGTTTGGTTACCAGCAGGACATTGATTCCGCAGGCTTAAGCGGTCCGGCCACCATGGGGCAGGGCGGTGCAAAGCGTTACATCCGCCTTTCAATCAAACGCAAAACAATTGAAGAAACACACTCGGAAGGTGAGCTGTCGTTTGATAGCAACTACCAAGCAAATTTTGGTAGAACAAAAACGTTTACAAATACGCTGGGCTTTATTCCTTGCGTAGAAATTTTCCACAACGTCAAGGGTTTCTCTACTGAAGGTGTTGGTGAATTTGAAGCGTTAGCCAATCACATCTGCACGCATGATGAAATGGTTCGCACCATGCGTAAGAACGTGCAGTTCTTTGGTAACCCCACGCTTCTTTCCTCCAGGCCCAAGACTGACTTGATGGAGGCCGGTGGCGAGAACATTGTTCAGCGTCCTTCTATCGCAGCCAACTCTGGGTTTAGTGGTCCCAGCGGACTGAGTCAATCCCGATTCAAGGCTGATCCAATCCACCGTGGTGTTGACGGTCAGATCAGAGTTCCACGCGTCATTGCAAACCTGGAACCAAACGACCGCGTTGGTTACATTGTTCCTGATGCCATCACTGGCGACCAGAATTCTTTTGCACGTCAGTACCGAGAAGAAATTCGCACCGCCCTGGGCGGCGTTGACGAACTGTCAATTTCTGCAGGCGTGACTGCAACTGAGTACAAGTCATTGTTTGGTCGTGTTTCTGCCACGTCCAAGAAAAAGGCAATTGCTATTTACACTTACGGTATTTGCCGTTGTTTTGAGTTGATTATCTACCAAGAAGAACGCCTGTTTAAGGAGACGCTTGCCGCTGCTGCAGGATTAGAAAAACCCCTGGATCTCCCCGAGGAATCTAGTGCGGAAGATTTGGCAGCTTACAGCGAGGCCATGAGTGCATTTGATGATCAAGTCAAGCAGTTGATGATGGCTTGCCTTCAAACGCAGCAGATCCCGCCCGGTGTTTCTGGTTTGATTCCAGATGGCGATGTGACCATGCAGTGGCGTTGGCTTGGCCCTGTTTATGAGGATTCCACCCAAGACATCCTGAACAACTCCATCGTGGTGCGCAACTTACAAGAGTTAGGTGTTGATAGCATTGAGGCACTGAAATACCTCTTCCCGTCCAAGACGGATGAGGAACGGGCCGAGATGTTATCTGGGTTTCCGTTCAGAATGGTGAATGAATTGCAGGGTGCATACTCTCAATTTGCTCGCCTTGTGGGGGGAATGATGCAAACTCCCCATCCGCAATCACCGGATTTACCGATGGCTGCGGACCCGCGATTAGATTTAACACCCTATCTATATCGCACTTTAGAAGCTTTACAAAAGGAGATGAGTTATGCAGGACGCTACCGTCCAATCGATCCCACAGACGAGCCAAGCACCAGTGGCCGTCGCGCCGAGCAGCTACGTGGTGGCAGCACCGCAAGCAGCTCCGGCCAGCTACCAGGCTCCGGCTCCGGTGGCGTATCAGGTGGGTACCAGTTACCCCCAAGCGGTACCTCAGGCAGCCCCCAGCTACCAATCCAGCCCTACTCAGTACGCCCCCCAATCCCAACCGGCGGTGGACTCGGCGGGGAATCCCTGGGAATCGGCGTTCAACAAGGTGGTGAATCTGCTGAGCGCACCAGTCCAATCCCCGTTCCAGGGTCAACCCTCGCAGCCGACGACGGCGTATACCCCGGCCAATTACGGACAGTACAGCAGCCAAGCTACGCAACAATCGGCTCCGCAGACTTGGTCTCCCAACCAGGCATACTCGCCCAGCTATTCCCCAACCTCCTCCAATCAATCCTTGCAGGAGGCGGCAAGCCAAATGGCGGACCTCCTGGGAATGAGCCAGGACAGTCGGTACGTGATGGACGCGTTCGGGATCGAAGCTCCGGCAGTGCTGAACAACTACGCTCTAAACCTGGAGCAAATGCTGGACAGCGCCGTCGCGTGGGGAAACCGAGCCGCTGATACCATCAAGGGTTACGCTAACTTTGCTGTTAACGAGCATCAAGAGAATCTTGCCTACAACGAGATCCTTACCAATCCCGATGTCCTGAGCGATTACACGCTTAAGTTCTTTGGTCCTGAAGGTCCGTATCCTGTGTACGAAAACGAACAGGAACTTGAGACACGCGGTTATCCGACTCAGTCGATTGGTCAGTTCCAAGCTGGCAACTTCCCTGCTCCCCCGACAGCTGCTGCTCCGCAAGCACCTGAGAATTTCTGGGGCACTTTTGGCGAGATGATGAATCGCGATCCCCAAAATGCTTGGCGCGTCTTGAACCAAGCTCAGCCTCAGACTGTTGCAAACAAACTGTTTGTAATGGAGTGATTTAATGCGGCCAGCAGTTGCATTTGAAAATTGCTGGCTGCTAAAATTTGTGTTAGATAAGACACATGTGTCTTTATCTTTCACCCGATAAAAACACTAACACTGGAGGATAAACCAAGGTGTTTATTGATAGCTAGTTCAGATCCTGGTAGGTATGTCCTTTCAAGATTTGGTAAATAGCTCCGTGATTACAATTAAACTTTTCGGCAATTTTTCGATAAGAAAGACCAGCCTCTTTTAAAGATTTAATTTTAATCACGTCGTCCGAAGAAAACTTTCTCAAAGAGTTTTTCGGCCTTCCTTTACTGGCAAAACCATTGTTTTTGTAACAACCGTTTTTCCAAGCCCTTGTTAGATTTTCTTGTTTGGTAACGATTTCAAGATTATCAAGTCGATTATTCCTCTTGTTATTATCTTTGTGATCGACTTGAAGGGAGAAGTTACTGGTTCCATGGGAACGCAGATCTAATCCCAAAAAAGCCACAGCCATCAAGACATGAAGATGAAAACGCTTCCTCTTCCCATCTACAAGAATTGAAACTCGGTTATAAACACTGGTTGCACTGATGGACAGCTCTCGAAAATATTCTTGATTATCGGGATCAAGACGTTTTTCAAAAGCCTTACCTTCCTCAGTTAAGTAAAGATTACCAAATCCGGGAACAAGCTTTGGTTCCATGTTGTTCATAAACAAGTTTCCAAAGCATAGCATGCCTCAACTGAACGCTCAACGTTGTCACCTCACCGAGTAATCGATGAGTGCAAACTGGATGAATTCAGGGAAGCCCTAACGTCAAGCCGAGGGTAATCCTGAGCCAAGCCAATCAAGAACGTGATTGGAAGGTGCAGAGACTACTGGGTGTAACACGATCTTGTTACGTAATACCAGAATTAGCGTCCGGCATCCCACAGGGATGAAGAGATAGTCCACCCCTCTAAGAAACTAGAGACCAGGAGAACGACTTTCCAAAGATTTTAGGTGCGGAACTTTATCGTCCCCACCCTGCGTACATCGCTGAGATGGCTGTGGAGCCCGTGGTTGTCCACGACTTCACACGTCAGCCTGGTCAAACCGTTCAGTTAGACCGCTACAAGTTCTGGGGTACCCCTGGTACTAAGGACAGCCGTGAGCGTATTGCTGACCAAACGATCGGTACCGCTAACAGCCGTAACATCACCAAAGAGAAAGTTCTGGTGGTGCTTAAGGAGTACACGGGTCCTGCGGATCCGGGCGACCCGACTCAGCCTAGCACATTCAAGATTGCTCGCGAAACGCTGGTCACCGCTCAGCGCATGCTGCTGGATACCGGCAACCTGAATATGTTCCACCAGTCGATCGGTAGCCTGACGCTGCTTGACGACTATCGCCGCTGGCGTGACCGCGTGTTCATTGATGAACTCGCCAAAGCTGAAGCCAACGGTGCAGCCTCTACAACTCAAGGCGGTTACTACTTCGCTGGTAATAAGGTCAAGGATGCTTCCGGCCGTATTTCCTACACTAGTACTGAATACACCGCTGACCTGCAGCAGTTCCAGGTGCGTACCGACCTGCTGACCGTTGTTAAGGACCTGCGCAAGCGCAACGTTCCGACCTATGCCGATGGTCTGTATCGTTGTATTTGCGATCCCACGTTCATGATGCACCTGCGTCGTGACCCTGACTTCCGTGAGATCGCCCGTTACGCTGGTAATCCTGGTCAAGGCATGTACATGGGCAACCCCATGCTGCCTAACAACGCCAGCTTCTACCAAGGCCCCCAGGCCGGTCAAGCCTACTTCCTGGCTGGCGAACCTGTCATGCCTACTGGTGTGCAGTTTGAAGGCGTTAAGTTCTTCGAATCCACCAACTTCCCGATCAAGAGCATCAGCACTTCCATTGACGGTGGTTCTACCTATGCCGTAAGGGAAGCTGCTCAAGGTTACTTCTTTGGTCCTCAAGCGATTGGTGTTGGTATCGGTGGTCCGAACGCTCAAGTTCTGATCAACAACAACGACGATTTCAGCCGTTTCATCATTCTTATTTGGCAACTGTACGCCGGTTTTGAAATCCTGAACAAGGACTTTGTGACCACCGCGTTCAGCTTCGTGCAAGATGACGGTAACATCTGATCAATAACGTAAACAACTAACAAAAGGAAAAATAAATGACCTATTTGTCCGCTAAAAAAATCTTCCCAGGCAACTGGGCAGAACCCCTGAACGGCTGGTACAAGAACATCGACTCTATTGTCGAAGGCGGTAGCGGTCTCGACAGCTCCCTTGGTGGCCCCACCTCGGTCCTTGCTCTGCCTGGTTACCGTTATTTCCAGCAGCGTGGCTATGTCGCAGTGACAACCACCTCTGGTGCTGGTAGCGTTAACTCCGCTGCTGTGATCGTTCCCTCGCCCTATCGCCAGGATGACACTCGTCCTGACATCACGGGCATGGTGATCTCTGGTAGCAGCACACTGCCTGCTTACGTGTACCGCACCGCAATCTCGGTTGCCTCTGGTTGGGGTGATGGCCGTGTTGCCTCTGGTGTGTATGCCGCTACCGGTAACGTCATTTCGTTCGGTCGCAGCAACGGCGGTTCACCTGTTGCCGCTTCTGGCGTGGGCGAGGGCGTGATTCAAGCCAACATGACTTCCACTGTTTCCGGCCTCCAAGCTGGCGAAATCTACTTCGCTGGTGGCACTGCCGGTTATGGCACCAACGCCGTCCTGACCGCTACTGGCGCCGCTGGTGTCTCTGGTTCCGTGGTGAACTACTCGGTTACTGCCTCGACCACGTTGCGTGTGTTTGCTAAGGAAACTGCAAACTCCACCACAACTTCCGGTGGTTTCTACATCTCCAGCGGTGACGCCGCCGCCGGTCGTGTTGGTTACCTGGTTGTGGAAACCTGCTACGTCCAGCCTGACATTGCCCCTGGCTACGAAGACATCGAAGCTTACCTGCTTGGCCGCACTGTTAGCTGAATAAGCTAAACTAGGACCAGAATTAACACCTGGTCCTTATGCTTTACCAGCACAAAAAAACTGGCGCTCGCGTCAAAGTTGTAAGTGAGTTTGATAATGGCGATTGGTTCATGGTCGAAGATCAGGACGGTCGCCTTTACACCGCTTACAACTCTGAACTTATCCCAGATGAAGAGGCCACCAAAAAGGTAAAAACTCTTCAAGTTAAAGATAAAGCAGCCAAAGAGGACCCACGGGATTTCCCCCCTGATCACCGTTTAAATGTCAATTCCGCTACCGCACAAATGCTTGCGGATCACATTAAGGGAATTGGCCTTAAAACAGCACGTGAGATTAAAGACCTTCAGATGTCTCTGTCGGGTGAAAGGTTTAATAATCTTGAACAGCTGAAGCAAATCAAGCGTGTTGATTGGGAGTCCGTACTTGCTGCTGATTTAATTCGCGTATAACTATCTCCACCAAGCCCCTGGGAAACCAGGGGTTTTTTAATCTTACAATGAAGAATAAAACGAAATAATGGCCGAACGTTCTATTCTTGATGTCGTAGCTGGGATTAAAAAATACGCCCCAGGGAAGGGTTTAAATTTTGGAGAGCATCCTGCACTTGGCGGCGTAGGTCCTGGTCATTCACCAACGGGGTATCATTACACTGGCGAAGCAGTTGATGTCCGCGATTGGCGTCCAGACATGGCCCCTGCTTATGTGGGAGGTAAGCCTATTCCTTGGAAACAACGGACAGGCGAGTTGTCGTGGCGTGCAAAACAGCTTGGCCTTTTCAATGAAGCCTTGGGACCTGGTGATAAAGGACATGATACACACGTGCATTTAGCACTGAAAGGAAAAAAGTTTATTACTGATCAGCAGCTAGAGTGGCTTGCGACCGGACGTTACAAAAACCCAGAAGGTAAATTAACAGATGTGATGCCTGGTGCTACGCAACAACTGCAAGTAGCAGCGGCACAGCCACAGGTGGGGACAGATTCTCGCGCTGATGACATCATTAAAGCGTTCATGTACGGCGCTCAGTTGCAAGGTTCAGAATCAGAAAAACCTCCAAAAACAGTACAAGCCGCTATTAAGGAACAGTTGGTTGGAGGTTTAATTTCACAAGCACTCAACCCCATGGGATTCCTGGATTCTTACAGAACAAACGATCCGTTACTTATGGGTCAATCCAGCGCCACATCAGATTACCTCAATGGCCTGTTTGGTTGATTACTTGCTTTTATAATTGAAAGACAACGACACGTAGAAGTGCAGTTAAGCGACTACGACAAAAGTAGAGTTCGTTACCACCTCGGTTACTTTACTGTTTCTGTTCCGGCTGGCGATTACGCCCGCTTGGAAGAAGCAATGAATACCGTGCCGGATTCGTACTTCTACGACAAGCTCGCTATTCAGTTGGGTCGTTGTGACACAGCTGAAAAGAAAACTGAAGTTGCTACTTCTCCTTCTACGCGCCTTGAAAGCATTGCTGGTGACGTTGATCGTACCATTAGATCCAGCAATGCCAAAGAAGCCTTAAAGGTTTGGGATGAGATTTATCTCTACGAAACAAACCGTTTAGCCGGCATCCTTTACGTTCCAAACTACAAGGATCCGTTCCAGGCCAGATACCGTTACGAACGCTCTGGCGCTGAATTCATCCAGGCATTACCTGGACCTGCCGATGTTTCCGTGGGCACCCGTATTTATTTACATGAGGTTTGGAGGTAATTATGCCTAGCTTTGCAATTGGCAAAGAACTTGCTGGCTTAGGGGGTGTGCTAAATCGTTTTATCGCTGCACCCGCTACGGGTGCAGCTTTATTTAATCAAGGGCGTTCAGGTTCCACATTGGATAAAACACTGAAAGCCATTCCTTCAACTAAAGATACGGACATGGGCCGCGCTGCCTGGAATGAGCTGCAATATATTGGCAGTCGACTTCAGCAAGGCCGCACGCCTTATGCAAAAGTTGGATCTATTCCTCCCAGCGCAAACGGAGAATCCTATCGCCGTGCTGAGCTACGCTTGGCAGATGCGGCTAGATCTGGTGGCGGTGGCGGTGGCGGCGGGAATGCTGGTTATTCAGTTGCAGGCTCAACAACTTCTTCTTTTTCCCCCGCAGCAGAACGTGCTTATCAACAGGAAGTTTCTCGTGTTGCCCAGCTAACCGCTCAAGACCCTGAGCTTCAGCGTTACGAAGAAGCTCGCAAAAAGGCAAAACTTGCAGGTCCTGGTTCTGCTGCCGAACAATCTGCAGAAGATCTTGGGATGCAGATGTGGGCTAAAGCTAATCCAAAACTTGCGGCAAAAGTTAAGCCGGGTCAGTCAGGCTACGACGCCATTCAGCGCATGCAAGGCGTAGGTCAGATGGGTTCACCGTTGAACTTACCGTTTGACACCAGCTCCCCCCTTGGAACTACGCCCCCTATTTCGCCTGCTTCTTATGATGCTGGCAAGGTGGCCCAAGGATTAGGTCTTTCCACTGTGCCGAGGAATGCCTTCGCTGGTGCCTCTGCAGCTCCTTATGCTGGTTTCAGTCAGGGCCCCACACTTCAGAGCGCCCCCCTAGGCTTCCCCTCAGAGATGCCCACTGCCTCATACGCAGGCGCAACAGGTATCCAACCAATGGGGTCCGCTGTTGATAAGTTTGACCCTAAGGGGCCAGAGGCCCAAAGACTTCTGGAGATGTTTAAGGACTCCATTTTCACTACGCAAAAGTAATACTCTGGCATTGCAAAGCATGTAAGCCCAGCCGACTGGACACGAATCTTTTGATTCACGGGGGCCAGTGTAGTTGCTTTAAAACCCATGATTCTCTGCCCAAAATTTGTTAAACGAACCCTGACCTACCTGGCATCAACACTGGTTCTTCAAACAGTATTTATCCCTGGTCTCAGAGCAAGTTCAAATTGGGTAGGAGATTGAAAAACCTAAAGCCATGGCACCAGTACGCGTTGGAACACTAAAACCAGAAGACAGGCAAGCTGTATTCTCTTCAGCAAAACGGCTTGGCCTGGATCCGTACGAGTTTGGTGCGCTCATTCACCAAGAGTCTGGATTCCGCCCAAATGTTTACGGTGGTGCCGGTGGCAACTATTACGGATTAATTCAATTTGGCGGCCCGGAACGCGCAAAGTACCTGGATAAATCCAAGCTTGGTAACTACACAATTGCAGAACAAATGCCTGCAGTTGAACAGTTTTTGCGTGACCGTGGTTTTCAGCCTGGAAAAATGGGCATTGATCGTGCGTATGCCACGATTCTTGGCGGCAATCCAAATGTTTCTTTGGCAGCAAAAGATTCATTTGGTACTTCTGTTGCATCCTCGATCCCTAAATTCAAATCTGGAGGTTCGCTTTACAAGGCTGCGCAAACAACCTTGGGAGATCCATTGACTCAACCTGCGCCTGTTGCCGCCCCACAACAAATGGCTAGCGGCCAACGTTCCGTAGAAGAAATTTTGTCTTCTGCTTTACAGGGAGCAGCAAAACCAGAGCTAAGCAAAAGGAACTCTATCGCTGACGCGATGAAAGAAACAGTGCTCAAATCACTGCTTCCAGATTTGTCGGGACTACTTAATCCCTTCGGTTTCCTTCAGTAATCACAATGTCTCGTTTTTACAAATACTCTGAGTATGATTACCTTCCAAGCGAAGCCTTGAAAGTTGGGATTGGCGATAGCTTCCTCTCAGAACCACAAGCCGAAACAGATTACCTAGCCGCTCGGAAATTTAAATTTCAACCAGCGGAAGACGGTAATCTGTTCGGTCGTTTCCTTGCATTGCAAAACAATCCCAATGCCCTGGTTGAATCCAAGATGAAATTGCCTGCAAATTTCCAAGCCTTTATGGCGATGTCAGGCATGAGCGGTTGATGTTAGGTATTCTGCCTTGACTTTACTTGTGGTTTGCCTTTTGCGTCGTGCCTTTCTTTGGAAAACGCTTTTTCCAAAGGCCAATCATTGTTGAGCCGTTTTTGCATTGATTGCGGGCTGATACCAACTTCTTTTGCCCAATCGGCAATGCACTGAGTTTTCCCGTTAAACGTGTAAAGACGTGTTGCACGTTTTCCGCCACGGTTGCGAGTCTGTTCTTTATGCGTGGCCCAGCGGCAATTCTCCTTACAATAACCTTTTTCGTTATCAATACGCTCTAGTTCTAATTTTGAATTTCCTTTTGGTCCCATGTCTTTTAAAAAATTTTCAAAACTATTCCAATCGGGATCGTACGTGACGCCACGCCCACCATATCGTGCGTAATGCGTATTGCTTTTGTGATCGCAGCGTGATTTCATTGCCTTCCAAGAACGATACTCAGAATTGAATCTGTCATCTGCGACCCAGGCACCATGGATGATGGACGCACAGCTTTTTGAGCAGAAGATTTTTCCGTTTTTTCTTAAACGGTAACGGACGGAAGATGGCCATTTACTTGCAAAAGGTTGCCCGCATTTTGAGCAAAGAAAAATGTTGTCCATTAGAATGGGCTTACAGAACACAAGCAGCCTAGCACAAAAGGCTGAATATCGGAAGAAGTAAATGTCATCGTCCTCGACAAACAAGCAGCCACTGTTGGTTGATAGGCCCTTATTTGATTCGGTGCGTGTTACAACGCAAACCGTTGGTAGTGCAGCAAGTAATACTTTGTTTGTACAAGGTGGCCAAGCGCCTTCCATCCTGGTAGACATGGATGCGTCACTGAGCGAAGACAATAACAGTGGCGGTGTCATTGATTCCATCACAATCACACGCAACGATTTTTATCGCGGCCCCGACTATACAGTAAATTCCACAACGTCAGGAACACCAGTCTCCCTGGTTAGCGGACAGATTGTTTTTGTATCCGCCACAGGTTCCCTCACTGGTGCTGGCGCACCATACAGTGGTTACGGCTATTACACATACACCGGCTCTGG